CACGCACTAGCATATCCAACGCCTCCACCGCCTTCGCCAGCTTGGCTTCGAGGGCTTCGATGCGGTCCAGCATGTTCTTTTCCACACAGTCACATACGTCTAGCGTGGCAAACTTGAATGGGCAGTCATCTCTGTGGTCGTGGTGCTCACTCATCGTCTTCATCCCTTCTGTTCATCGTAAGAACGTAATCTACCACGATCTCTAGTGTACGCCAAGGCCAGATCACTGCGTTAGTCAGAACCTTAGCCTCGCTGTAGTCGTCGACCTCCTTGAAGTAGAGAATGGTTATCTGGTGCAGGTAGTAGAGGAAGGCACCAAGGGTGTAGAGGATAGCGCATACCGTAGGTAAAACCTGCATGTTACATAAACTTCTCTGAGAGGGTGAACGTCTCGCTATCGAAGAACAATTGCCCTGCGTAGCCTGTGGAACCTGTCGGTCTATTCTTGACGACAAGAAGCTTGGTAGTGTTACGGCTTTCATCATCCTTGGCCATCTTGTCACGCTCAAGCTTAATGACGACAGATGCACGTTTACCAATCATGCGGCAGTCACGGATAGCCCCATCGTCATTCTCATGTGCAATGGTCACGATCCCTACGTTAAGCTCAGCGGAGATACGGGCAAGCTTGGTCGACAACTGGGACAAGAATTGTTCTACACTCTCGTCACCCTGACGCGAATACGCAAGGTCTTGGATGGGTTCGAAGAAGATGTAGCTTACGCCACACGCCTCAGTCAGGAAACGAATACGCTCCAGAATCTCCAGAGGGTCTTCGTCGACACCCAAGGTAAACTGATACAGGCGTTCATCACCCGAAAGCTTCATGATAGCCTGATCCACTTCGGTCTGATTATGGATCAAGTCCTTACGGGTCACGTTCTTCTTCAACTCATACGACACCAGACCCAACAGGCTGCGCTTCTTCACCTCTTCCATGTGGCAGATAGCGATCTTGATGTCGTCGTTCTGGGTCAGCAGGGAGTATTCCAGATAGCGCATAAACTCTGTCTTACCGATACCTTCGGGTGCTTGGAACACCGTGAAGTGACCACGCATGAGACCGAGGATCACGTCGTCAAGCGATTGGATACCTGTCGACACATAACTACTATCATCATCGTCGTGGAGGATCGACAAGAATTGGTCGGGGGTGTTGAAGATATTCTCAGGGATAAACTTCTTCGCATGGCTGAACGCATTGCGATAGCTCTCACGCGCACCCGCCTCAAGGAACTCATTGGCATCCTTGTACTTGTCGTGCGGGATGGCATACACCCGGTTAGGGAAGAGGTTAGCAAGCTTCTCAGCCACACCCTCAGCCTTGTTGTCACTATCAAACGACACATAAATCTTGTCGAAGCTGTCAAGCCATTCCTTGCACTTCTCGAAGAGCTTCTGGCTAGGGGTCGCTGACGGGATACTTACGCAAGGCGTCTTACCACCAAGCATCTGGAAGGCTGACATAGCGTCAAGCTCACCCTCGGTAATGACGACAGCCTTAGCACTGCCCGCATTGAACTTGTCCATGCCGAACAACTCGTCACCCTTGAGGCCAGCCTCAGCACGGAAAGACTTAGGCAAGGTTCTTACCTTACGACCACCAGACGGGTAGACATAGGCTTGCTTGACGCTCTCTCCGTCAGCATTCACCATAGTCTTAACGTCATAGAAGCGCATAGTGTCTTCGGAGATCGAACGCATCGACCGATAGACGGGCGTAAGGAACTCTTCCTGAACGACAGATAGCGTAGGGGTATTCATGTTGGCTGCATCCTCTCTTGTGATGTGGTGCGTAGGGTATTCTTCTGAGGCCCAATCAAACATAGGCCACTTACGACTAGGATAGCCTTTACCACATGAGTGACACCGACCACAACCCTTATCAGGCTCCCATGAGAAGGCGTCACTGCTTCCGCAATCGACAAAAGGACAGGGTAGGTGGGTTATGTTGGTCATTCTACTTTCTCCACCTTAGTGCCGTGCCGTTCAGTGAAACCATACTTGGCAGAGGCTTCCTTACGGGCTGCTGCTGCTTCCTCAAGGGTATTGAAGAGACCTAGGTATTTTGATCTGTTGTTGACCGTGATCTGTGCTTGCCACTTACCAGCTGCTTTATGCCATCTAACACCTGTAATACCGCTCGTGTTGTCGCTTCTCCTAGACGCGTTACGCTGATTTTCCGAGATAGAAACGACACGAAGATTGACGATGCGGTTGTCGACAGTGACCCCGTTGATGTGGTCGATCTGATCGTCTGGCCATTCTCCGTGGTGGATTGCCCAAACAACACGATGCGCTAGGAACATCGCATCATCAATTGATCCTTGTCGATAGCCAGTGGAGAGAGTAGAAGTAAACGCTTCCTTACCCACCCACCTAGCCCTCCATTGGATAGGCATACCCTCGTAGTCCAACCAGAAGAGCTTACCTGTCTCAGGCTCATAACGTAGGCGCTTACGTAGGTAGTCGATAGAAGGGAGAGATTTAGTGTTAGTCATTTACGTTAGTCCTTACGTTAGTGCCATCTGCTATGGCCTGACCTATAGGGGATAGACATATAGAACCCTTGTCAGGGACAAGCCCTAGGGTAGCAACTTTTTCTGATCTGTCAACTCAATTCTTCCATAGCATACTAAAGAGACAGATCACTAGCGGAAGTATGAGGTGAAGGTTCAGGACGACAAGAAGAACAAGGATGGTCCACGCCATTAGAAGTTAGGCTCGTAGAGGTAACCCTTGGCGATCTGATCCTCTACCCAGAACAGTTCTTCTTCCATACTGGACAAACGTTCAGCCTCCCCTAGCCACTCTGCATCCTCTACAGCCTTGCGTAGGTCACCACGCTTCTTTGTGAGGCACGTAAGGTTAGGGTCACCTGAGGGAAACCTAGCCTGCTTGGGTTCCTCTAAGAGCTTTGCTCGCTGCGCTGCGCTGAGGTATTCTGTTACCACCTTGGGTGCAAGTCTCATGGTCATTCCTCCCAGTATCCAAGACGATCTGCATGTTCAAGGTAAGCTTCCTCTACCTGAGCTTGGAACATACCATAGGATTCTGGATGGAACCAGCCAAACCCTTGCATAACGATCCACATGATAATCATGAAGTCTCTTGCATCTGCCAGCATCTGTCGTCTCCTTATGTTAAGTGTTCTCGCTTCGCTGCGATCAATCACAGGTTGTGTATCTGGTGGAATCCAAGACCCACCCATCATTCGTATGGTATACCTGATACCGATACCCATAGCCATAGAGTAAAGCCTTGCAGCGTTCACCCTCAGCAATCGCCTCCACCTCTGTGTCGAAGTGTTCGATAACTCTTTTCATTTCCCTACCCTTTCCATGATTGAACGATAGTCCAAGTCTTCCTTGACGTTCAGGATGCTATCCCGAATAGCCTTGACGCTATCCATCACGCCATCCAATCCGTCGACAGCATCCGCCACATCATACGACCTGAACGCATCGTGCTTAGCCTGTGACGCATTAGCCTGCACCACCTTGAGATCATACGCTAGATCATCAAGAAACGACACCAGTTTATCCTTGTCCATTCTCTTTCTCCTTAGTCCAAACGTGAGCCAGCATAAGCATTGAAGCCATAGCCTTGCAAGACCTTAGCAGCAGCGTTGGCACCTACGTGCTTTGCCTCATAATTCTGACAGCCTAGGCCCGAAGGGTTCCACCATTGAAACTCTTTGCCTGTCCAGTCTAGCTCAAAGCCCATAGCCCTAAGCACCTTGCGTTCTTCCTTGCCTGCCTTAGTATTGCCTTTATTGGCGGGGCGTATGTTGACCCATGCAAAGCCACACATGCCTGCATCTTGCCCATGATAGTAGGTGTCAAGCCAATCCTTCCCCGCCTTATGGGCTAGTGCCTTGGCTTCCTGTTTGATTGCGTTATAGTCCATAGTCTTTCCCTTTCCCTTAGCTAATGCCGTGAATACGACGCCATGCGACCCATGTGATAGCCTGCATCTGGTATGCCTTGCAGCCCCAAGTATGTGCCGCCACACGATAGGCATCCTGCAATTCTGCCCGCGCTTTCTTGCCTATGCTAGGCACCTCTTGCATGACCCTGCGATCAGCGTATGCAATGCCCCAAGCGTGGCCATCAATCACGCAATTGTCATGCCCCATGATGCACCAGAAAAAGTCTGTGATCTTTGGGCCGTTAAGTATCGTCGCCACATGTTGACAGTCCAGAGGCACCGCTTCAAGGATAGCCCAAGCCTTTTCCCACATTTTCTTGTATGTGCTAGCCTTCACGTCAGTATAGTATCCGCCATTCACAAACGTCTCGCAGAATAGCCTTGCGTCCTTGACGTTCTGCCCCCATAGGTTGGTTGGCGACAAAGCTGAGATGACACCTACCACCACATGCAAGGGCAATTCGCAATCGTCAGCGATAGCCTGAGCATCAGCCTGCGCCTCAGCATACCACGTCATGCCGTGATGTATTTCCTCTGGTGTTGCCAGCGCATAGACTGACAGGATGTTGTCGACAAAAGACATAGCATGTCCCCTTGTGTTTAAGATTGCCTTAGCATTGCCCATACACCTCAGCACATGGGCAAAACTCTGTCAATCACCATACTAGATCAGTAATGACAACCTTACCCTTTGGCGTCATGTGGTACTCTATAGTGGCAATCCTTTCATTGCCTGTTATTGCATAGGCAAAACCTGCATTGGCCTTAGTGTATCCCGTTAAGGTCTGTTCGCCATGCAAGAACGTTACGGCAAAGCTAGGGTTACCAAACTTGCTATTGTTACGGCGCTTGATTGACACAATGTCAGTCAAAAGAGCTAGGTGCATAGTGTTTCCCCTTATTCCTGAGTTACGACAAGCCCGACAAAGCCCGCCATGATTGCGACTAGTAGCATTGAGGTGAACATTACCCGCCCCTCAGTATCCAAGCCAGCCTAGGACATCCTCTGCCCAATAGCTTTCCTTGTCCCCTGCCCATAGGACAAACTCTGCCCAATCACAGGTTGCCCCATGCGTCTCAAACTCTTTGTAAGCTCGGGCCTTTGTGACCCTAACACCTTGGGCGCTTTCGTAGTATGTCATGGCTTGCCCCTTACCAGCACTGTTCAATGATAGCCAAAGCTTGCTGCATCTTAAGCTTTAGCAGAACGAATTGATTATGGCTTAGGTTGCCGTCACTATCCCGCAAGGTCTTGGCGGAATCTTCAAGAGTCTTTAGTGCTTCAAGGTAGGTCATGTTGGTTGATCCGTTCTGCGTTTCGTTGAATTGAATTAACTACATGCTTTCAGATAACGCAATAGGAAAAATGCAGATACGACAAAGAAAGTTGTAAGTGATTGAAAACAAAGGAAACAAAAACGATAGGTGACGAAAAAATAAAGGGATTAGGTGATTCGTTCCTGATTCGTTCACATAGGTCAGTCTGACGCAGATTAGGTTGTCGTTAGCTTGCCGGGATAGGAACACATGCGCGCGCATATATAGGGAACACATGCAGATTATTGAATATGATACCTTGGGAAAGACGTAGGCAAACATGCAGGGAAGTGAATGTGTAAAGATGCGAATGGTTCTCATATAGATACATAGGAATCTTTGAATGTAATCAGATACATGCGGGAAGTTGAATGTGTGGTGGGTGTATTTGACCTGCAAGGCAATAGGTAAGCAATCCTGACCTATGTGATACAAAGGCAACACATGTGTGATACTTATGCAACACCTACTGGGCTGTGATACATGTGCAACACATGCGTGGCACGAATGCAACACGAAGGGGTGTCCCTGCCGGGAGCGGGGGTTACGGGGGCCATGCCATATTCATGAAATGCACCTAAAGATTTTCTCATAAAAATTCCTAGACCTACAGGGTCTGCCAAAGTTTGACGACAGAGATAGTGATTAGACAAAAGGAAAACCCCTACGGAGTGAACCATAGGGGTGCATTAGGTATTGATTATCTTACAGACGAGGTAGCCTACGTAGTCCCGAAGGAATCTGCATCAGTCTGACCTAAGGCCAACCTATGGCAGAATCTGTAGCTTCTCCTTAAGTATAACGTAGGAGTGAACCTTGAGGATAAGAATACTATAGTCTATATACTAGGGTCCGCCAAAGGACAGTTTTATTATACACAGGTTTTTCACTTCTGTCAAGCCCTATCTTTGTCGTATACAGATCATCTGTGTCGTAATCAGAACATAGAGGCTAGAGGGTTGACAAACGTATTCCTACTGTGGTATAATTGCCACAAGTGATTCGCGCAGCTCTGCGAGCACACTAGTTCTTACTCAAAGGTAGAGAAACCATGCTCTTCACGGAGACCCAGCTAC